GAATCCTCGTGCGCGGTACTGCTCGGACCGTTGTCGCAAGCGCGGTCAGCGTGGCGGCGTGGTCGTGGTGGAGATGCCGGCCTCATCCAGTGTCGCTGCGCCTGGTTCTGTGGAGACGGCGACCGTGACCGAGCTGACTGCGGCCGATCGGCTCGACTCTGCGCTCGGCCAGACCTGCCTTGCGCTGGCTCGTCGTCTCGACGCTCCGGGCGTGGATACTGGTTCGGCGCTGGCTGCGGTCGCGGCTCGTCTCGATGACTTGCTGACCAAGGTGACGAAGGGTGCCGGTCGTGCGACCGCGCCTCAGCAGTTGCGCGACGAGCTTGAGCAGCGCCGCGCCAAGCGTGCCTGATGTACGAGCCGCTGCATCGCCACCGCCCTCCGCACAAGTGGACGAACGGTGACCTCGCTGCGAAGGTCGGGACTGACCTGGGCCTGCCTCCCGATGAGGAGCAGGTCTGGTTGCTGGACACGATCTTTGCTGAGAAGGCTCCGGACATGCCGGCGTCGTTCGAGGTTGCGACGATCGCGCCACGGCAGAACATCAAGACCTCGACGTACGGCATCGCAGCCCTGGCGGACCTGTTCGTGTTCGATGTCGAGAAGCACTTGTGGACCGCGCATCACGGCGACACTCTCAAGGGCACGTTCAACGATTTCCGGACGTGGATCAAGTCGAACCCGGAGTACGACGAGCTGGTCACCTTCTACGAGGGTCATCAGGACATGTCGATCGTCCGCAAGGACACCGGCGCGATGATCGACTTCCAGTCACGTACCGGCAAGGCTGGTCGTGGTCTGACTGGGGTCAAGCGGATCACGCTCGATGAGGCGCTGTATCTCGAGCCGAAGCACGTGGGCGCGGTCTACCCGACGATGTTGACACGGCCGGGTGCTCAGGTCCGGGTGGCGTCGTCTGCTGGGCTGGTCTCCTCGGCGCAGCTTCGTCGGCTCCGTGATCGCGGTCGGCACGCGAAGGACAAGCGCCTGGCTTACGTCGAGTACGGCGCGAAGCGGCGGGCGTGTTTGCGGTCGGACTGCACGCACCTGGCCGGCTCCGAGGGTTGCGTGCTCGATGACCGGGATTTGTGGTGGCAGTCGAACTGCGCGCTGTGGGCGGGTCGGATCACTGAGGAGTCCCTGGAGGATCAGCGAAACTCGATGCCGCCCGCTGAGTTCATGCGGGAGTTCTTGTCGTGGTGGGAGGACCCGGAGGAGTTGGGCGGTGCGATCCCGCTGGCTCGCTGGCTGGGCCTGGCCGATCCTGGCGCCGAGCGTGGCACGGATGTCGTCTTCGGGATCGACGTGACCGAGGACCGTAGCGCGTGGATCGCGAGCGCGTGGCGTCGCCCTGACGGTGGCGTTCAGGTGATGCTCACCAACGAGCCTGTCGAGAAGCCCGAGCCGATGCCGGTTCACCGGATGGTCGAGGAAGTCCAGCGGCTTACGGCTCAGTGGCGGGCGCCGGTCGTGACGCCTCCTGCGTTCGCGGACGAGTTCGACCGGGCCGGGGTGCAGTTCATCAAGGCGACCGGCGCTGACTTCGCGGTCGCTTGCGGGTCGCTGGTCGATGCGGTCACCACGGGCATGGTTCACCACGGCAACCAGGTCGCTCTCAGCGACGGAATCAAGGCCGCTCGGTGGCGTTCGGCGGGCACTCAGGGTGAGCGGGCGTTCCAGCTCAAGGGCTGCCCTGAGGTGGGTCCTGCTGCGGCCGTGGTTCGCGCCCTACATGGCCTTGCAGAGCAGGCCAACTACAACGTTCTTGACTCGATCGGCTGAGGGAGGCCCGCCCATGCTGACCACTACCCTCGACGTTCTTGGGGTCGTTCTCGTCTGTCTCGGCCTGTACTTCGTGGCGTGGCCTCTCGCGCTCATTGGCGCGGGTCTGGCACTGCTGGCGATGTCGTACGCCGAGCCGTGGCGGCGCAAGTGAGCCTGTTCAAGCGAACGGCGATGCTGACGGCGGCCGATCTGGTGGCACAGCGGACCTCGGCTCGTTCCCAGCCGAACGTGTCGAACATGAGTTCGTTGCGACACTCGGCGGTCTGGGCGTGCCGGCGACTGCGGGCCGACCTGGTCTCGACGATGCCGATCGACGTGTACCGCGACATTGACGGCGTGAAGGTCGAGCAGAAGAAGCCGCCGATCTTCATCACTCCTGGTGGGGATGAGGTCGACTGGTGCGAGTGGGTGTACTCCTCGCAGGACGACCTCGACTCGACCGGCAACGGCGTCGGTGTGATCACTGCCCGTGACGGCATGAACCTGCCCGCACGGATCGAGCTCGCCCCGTTCGATGAGGTTTCGATCCGCGGTAAGGGTGGCCGGATCGAGTCGTTCAAGATCGCGGGCGAAACCTACAGCCCGGCGCAGATCTGGCACGAGAAGCAGTACACCCGCCCCGGGCTGGCTATCGGGCTGTCCCCCATCGCGTACGCGGCGATGAGCATCGGTGGCTACCTCTCGGCTCAGGAGTTCGCGCGCGACTGGTTCCTCGGCGGCGGCATCCCTTCGGCGAGATTGAAGAACACCGCGAAGACGATCGACCCGACCGAGGCCGCGACCATCAAGGAACGCTTCAAGGCAACCATCGGCAACGGCGACCTGTTCGTGCATGGCGCGGACTGGGAGTACGAGACGATCCAGGCGAAGGCGTCAGAGTCCTCGTTCCTCGAGCAGATGCAGTTCGGCATCACCGACGTCTGTCGTTTCCTGGGCGTGCCCGCGGACATGATCGACGCCGAATCTTCGTCCGGGTCGATCACCTACGCGAACGTGACGCAGCGGAACTTGCAGCTGCTGATCATGAACCTGAACCCGGCGCTGCGGCGTCGTGAGGCGGCGTTCTCCCGGCGACTGCTGCCACAGCCGCGCTATGCCCGGTTCAACCGTGGGGCGCTGCTGGAGATGGACCTGGCGGGCCGCTACGCCGCGTACAAGGTCGCGATTGACGGGCGTTTCATTGCGCCGTCCGAGATCCGCCACATCGAGGACCGTCCGCCCTTCACGCCCGCCCAGCTCGCCGAGTTCTCCGTGTTCACCAAGACCCCGACCCCGCCGGCAGGAGTGTCCCAATGACGACCTACCTCGAAGCCGCTGTGGCTCGGGCGGCTGCGACCGCAGCGCCCGCCGACCGGCCCTCGCGGCGACGTTCAGCAGAGGCGTCAGGTTCGCGTGCGATCGTCCGGGCGGTCATGTCCGGCATCGAGCTGCG